CAAATGAAAGATATATTAGACGTCTAAATAGGTACAAAGGCCTATTGGAGTTGCTATGATTAAACTGACTGAAGAGAACCTTCATCTCTACGCTGCTAAGCATTACTATAATCCAAAGTATATTGATGCTGAGGAGTTTACGGAAGAGCTAAAAAGGTTTAAGTATATAAAGAGATTATTTAATCGTTATATTGAGACTGGTAAATTATCTGAACGTTTAATATTAAATCATCTTGTGATTATGTTTAACGTTTTTGGTATGGAAGCAGGTTTAAATATCTTAGAGCTGAAACTACATGAGAAACATTGGGAACTAATTAATCCGTTCCTTGTGTTTCTTAATGCAGTTCCTAGTCATAAAGACATTGAAATGAATCAAACAGTAGTAGATGCACTAAGGAAAATTTAATGGGTATTTTAAAACGTGCTGGTGATCTAGTATATACCTTTAGGTTCTTAAAATTGTTAACAACAAGTTTTAAAGACACTGAAGCATTTAAGCTAGGCATCATCGATGAAAAAGGTAAGAAGCTAAGAAAGCCTGAGTCATCAGAAGATAAAAGTGCGTATACTCCTTTCAATAGGCTGGTTTATAATATTAAGAAGTTAATCCCTGGTGGTAAGCTAGGTTCATATGCTAGTGCATTGTATATGATAAAAGAGCATTTCTCTATATCAGAGAAGAAGATTCAAGAGGCTCTCCAAGAGGTAGGAGTAGATCACCTAGATTTACTAACAGAGAGCTCTAAATGGTTTGTACTAGAAGATGGTAGAATGTCTCCAGGGCAATATAAAGTATCTGCAGACAAATTATTAAACATCTCTATGGATGAGATGGTTAAAAGAAAAGATACGGTTATAGCAGACGAAGAGTGCTATCCAGTTGGTAATATATTCGGTATTGATGTATATGAAATGACACATAGAAATACTAATCAAAAGGTTTATGTTACTGTAGAGGAGCTTTTAATATGAAGGAAAACTTTAAAGACGGAAAGAATCCTCAAGATAAAGGTGACAGTGTTAGACATGGCATTCCAAAGAAGTCATCTATATCAGCTCTTAAGAAGATTCGTTCTTCATCTACAGCAAGTAAACGTAAGAAACAATTAGCACATTGGCAGATTAATATGCGTAAAGGTAAAACAAACGAAGATGCAGCAGCTGTAAATACAGGATCAATTCCTAATCCAGCTACTACAGTCATGGGTAAAAAACCTAAAGAGATAAATGTAACAGATCGTAGACGTAAAAAAGGTACAACTGTGTTACTAAAACGTTTTAGGAAGTTTATAGACCAATGATTAAATTTAAAGATTACACTGCTGAACCTGACTTACTAAACGAGAATGCTCTTAAGGCTTTAAGAGTTGCAACTAAAGCACACAAAGGTCAATTCAGAAAGAGTGGCGGTGAGTATATTGATCACCCTAAAGAAGTTGCTCGATTTGTAAAACAATTTAAAAAATCAAATAACCTTTCTGCAATGATTCAAGCAGCTTATTTGCATGATACATTAGAAGATACTGATACAACTTATGCAGATTTGGTTAAACAATTTGGTGCACTAGTAGCAGACATGGTTCAGCAACTAACTACAGACAAAGCAGCATCAGACGCGATTGGTAAAGGTGAATATATTGCTAACAAAATGGCTAAGATGTCTAGCTGGGCACTAGTTGTCAAGTTAGCAGATCGTCTTGCTAATGTACAAGATATTGATACAAGACCAGCTGCATTTCAAAAGAAGTATGCTGCTCAAACAAGGTTGGCATTAAAACGTCTCAGATCAGATAGATACCTCAGTAAAACTCATAACAAAATTATGAGTGCTATTGAGAAAAAAATTAAGGAATATTAACTATGGCTAAGTTATACTTAATTCTATTTCTTGCTACATTTATGAGTGGAGTCGGATATGCTGGCTACAGTTATTATATGTGGTCTCAAGAAACCATTGGCACTTTACGTGAAAATAATGTAAAATTAGAATCAGCGGCGCAGACACTTCAGGCAACTGTAGAGAAGATGGCTGCAGATCAAAAGAAAAACGAACAACTAAATAACGATTTAACCAAAAGATTGCAGCAATCACAACAGCACTTAGATAAACTAAGAGGTGTATTTGCTAAGATCGACTTGACTATGGAGGCATTAACAAATGCACAAGGACTTGAAGACAGAGTTAACAAAGCCGTCAACAGGCTTATTCAACGGATCGAAAAAGAGACTACTCCTCCTAGCGACGCTCCCGATGTTGCTGACAGCGTGCCTGGGGAGGCCTCCTGAGCCTTCTGTTGTAGTAGAAACACAATATCAAGAACAAAATATTCCTATCCAGGAGAGACCTAAATCAGTAGATTTTCCTCCTGTTGATTGGTTTGTGATTACAGAAGAGAACTTAGACGAGAAGCTAGCTGAGATTGATACTAAGACTGGCAACGTAGTTCTATTTACTATCACACCAAAGGGTTACGAGAATCTAGCTATTGGTATAGCTGATCTACGTCGCTATGTTAAAGATCAACAAGCTATTATTGCTTACTATGAAGAAGCTTTAACACCTACTGAACCTGAACCAGTAGTAGAAGAAAAATAAAAAAAATATTTTTTCAAAAACCTGGGAAATAACAGTTTCACAGGACTCGAAAGTAATATATAATACACTAACAAAATAACAATCACTGATAACCTGTGTGAGAATATGCTTACACGGGCACAAATTCTTTTCCCGAGAGGTCTAATAAATGCTAAAAATCGTTCAATCAAATCGCGAAGTCGATACAAGACATGTCATGTCACAAGCCAAATTCTACGAAGGGTATAGTAGGTGGGATGATGAAAAAGAACGATATGAATCTTGGGACGAATCTGTATCACGTGTGATGGAAATGCATCGTGGCTTTTACTCTGAGAAAATGTCTCCAGAATTATCTCTATTGATTGACGAAGCTGAGTCAGCATATAAGCTTAAGTATACTCTCGGTGCTCAACGTGCATTGCAATTCGGTGGTGATCAATTACTAAAGCATCAGATGAAAATGTATAACTGTACATCAACATATGCTGATAGACCAAGATACTTCTCTGAGTTACTATACATTCTATTATGTGGTGCTGGTGCTGGCTTCTCAGTACAAAAGCATCATGTAGCTAAAATGCCAGATCTACAAGAACGTAAGAAGCAAGCTAAAGGTTGGGTAGTAGAAGACTCAATCGAAGGTTGGGCTGATGCTCTTGGTGCTCTTATGTCATCATACTTTGTTGGCGGAGGTCAGTTTCCAGAGGTAGAAGGACGTAAAGTTTACTTCGATATTAACCAAGTCCGTCCTAAAGGTGCAATGATAAATGGAGGCTTCAAAGCCCCGGGACCTGAACCGCTCCGCAGGGCTCTCGATAAGATTGAGCACCTAATACAAACTCGTATCTTAGCTGGTGAAACTCGTTTACGTCCTATCGATGTGTATGATATCTCTATGCATGCAGCTGATGCTGTACTTGCTGGTGGTGTTAGACGTTCTGCTACTATTGCTCTGTTCTCATACGATGATGAAGAGATGATGAAAGCAAAAACAGGTAACTGGTTTATGGATAACCCACAGCGTGGTCGGTCAAACAACTCTGCTGTAATAGTACGCGATGAGATTAGTAAAGAAGACTTCTCCAAGTTTATGAGCTCAATCAAAGAGTTTGGTGAGCCTGGATTCTACTTTGTAGAAGATAAAGACTTCACAACTAACCCTTGTGTTGAGATTGGTATGTATCCTCAGATTGATGGAGAGTCAGGTTGGCAGGGATGTAACCTAACTGAGATCAATGGCGGTAAATGTAAAACTCCAGAAGAGTTCTACAAAGCTTGTCGTGCAGGTGCTATTATGGGTACTCTACAAGCTGGTTATACTGAGTTCAAATACCTATCAGAAACATCTAGAAAGATCTTTGATAGAGAAGCATTGCTTGGTGTATCTGTAACGGGTTGGATGAACAATCCAGAAGTACTATTAGATGCTGATATTCAGAAGCAAGGTGCTGAGATTGTAAAGCAAGTAAACAAAGAAGTATCTGCTCTTATTGGTATCAATCAAGCTGCTCGTACTACATGTGTTAAACCTTCTGGTAATGCTTCTGTATTACTTGAGACTGCATCTGGTATTCATGCTGAACATTCACCTCGTTATATTCGTCATATCCAACTTAACAAAGAGACAGAAGTTGCTCAACTGATTGCTAAGACTAATCCTTATATGGTAGAAGAGTCTGTATGGAATGCTAACAATACAGATTACTGTGTTGCTTTCCCAATCATTGCTCCAGAAGGTTCTTTGTATAGAGATGAGCTATATGGTACTGACTTATTAGAAAAGGTATCACTAGTACAGAATAACTGGGTAGAGGCGGGGACAAACGTGGATCTCTGCGCTGATGCACGTATTAGACATAACGTTTCTAATACTGTAACTGTACAACCTCACCAATGGACTCAGGTAGAAGATTATGTTTATAAGAATAGACATTCATTTGCTGGTATATCTTTCTTAGCTGGTATGGGTGATAAAGACTTTAACCAAGCTCCAATGACAGAAGTACTTACAGAAGATCAAATCGTTAACCGCTATGGTAAAGCTGCTTTGTTTGCATCTGGCTTGATTGTAGATACTCGTAAGTCTGGTTTCCGTGATTTGTGGGATGCTACTATGCAAGCTCAAACACCTGCTGAGTATCGTGGAGAAGTATCTGATCTTAATGCTGAGTGGATTCGTCGTTTCAAGAAGTTCGCTGATAACTACTTCATGAATGATTTAAAAGAAGCAGAGTATTGTCTCAAGGATGTTTTCTTGCTACATAAATGGACTAAGGCACAACAGAACCTATCACCTATTGACTTTGTATCTCAGTTAGAGGTTAAGAAGTTTACTGATGTAGATACTATTGGTTCAGCAGCTTGTGTTGGCGGTGCGTGCGAAATAACATTCTAAGGAGAAAGAATGGAAGAAGAATATTGGACGGAGTGTGCTGCCTGCGATACAGAGTCGCAGGTGCTAGTAGTAGATAGTGAGGAGACTCCATTGTATTGTCCCATGTGTGGTAGTCCAATGCAGTATACAGTGCTAGAAGAAGAGTGATAAATAATCCCATCGAAAGGTGGGATTTTTTTTATGTGGACATATAATGATAATGAGTATGACGAAACGCCAGAAGAGTATCAAGGCTTCGTTTACATTATAACAGAACTAGATACTGATAAGAAATATATCGGTAAGAAGTTTTTCTGGAAACCAAAGACATTACCTATTACAAAGAAGCGCAAAAGACGTGTTAAAACGCGTGTAGAGTCCGACTGGCGTA